CCACAACGAAGCCGACGATCCCTGTCTAGTTTTGCTAGATTCGGATTGGCTCGTTGGTTTTTAAAGGGGAGGCTTTAAATGGCCAGTGAAATACTTACCGATTCCATTATTGCTGCTGTTACAGGAATTCTCTCATGGCTTGCTAGTAAACTTCATTCTAGTAAACGTGGGAAAGTTCCAAAGCAGGAGCCTGTGGGGAGACCCACTGATATTAAACCCAAAAGTTGAAGCCACACAAAGGCTTAAACTCTTAAGTTGAACTTAGTGAGACAGTTAATTCTGTGGGGTTCTAACGAACCCCCTTCTCCATAGGACATATATGGTCAATTGGAAAAGCACCATAAATGCTGTTGGGACCATTCTCTTGAAGACCAAGCTTCATAAAGCTTGTAATCAGGCAGAGGAATTCGCCCAAAAGCGATACTACTCTAAATTAGAACGTCCAGATCAGTCAAAAGAAAAGATCAGGCGTGAAAACGCGTGGTTAGATTGGATGGCTGATGACGAGGGCCTCACGGCTATCAAACATCAACTTTATAGTCCGCAATGGGCTATTGCCAAAATCCTCTTAAAGAAGATCCTCAAAGGATTTAAACTGGGGCCTGTCAGCTTTACGACAGGCAGCGAGTTCATCGCTACACGTGGCCGAAACTCAATCGAGTCCAAGCTAGCTGTGTCTGAATGGACTTGTACCCCGGAAAACTTCGATCTCTGGGCTGATACTGTGTATCAACATAGAGGATTGAAGACAGCTTTAAGACGGCGACTTAAAAAGTTATTGGCCTCGAGACGAATCGATAAGTATGATTTCGAGCGTCGATTATGGAAAAGGTGTTGTAAAATGCCTGACCCTGGTCGCGCTGCATTCGATATCAAACTCGGTCTCGTGACGGAAATGGTCTACGGTAATCGGTTTTCAACTGTTCCTAAAAATAATGAAAAGAACAGGCCGATATGCATAGAACCATTGGCTAATATCCTGACTCAACGTCGGATAGGATTAGGGATCCGGGCTTGTTTAATCAAGTTCGGAATCGATCTTAATGATACAGCGGAGAAACACCGCATCATGATAGGTGACTCAGATGTTGCCACGATCGACCTTAAAAATGCGAGCGATCGCATATCACTCAAGCTTGTTAAGTATCTATTGCCACGATTCGTTTTTGATCTTATCGATCAA